TAGAATTTCGATACACGCCGAGATTTTGACTTTTCAATTCTGAAATTCCGACATCGCGCGAAAGGCGGCGACATTATGCAAAATTCCGAGATAGCAGCCGAGATTGAACGCTTAAAGACAGAATTTTCTGGTGCGGATGAAAGCAAGCTGCGCGTCCTGGACTCACTGATCGAGCAGGCCGCATTCGAGCGAATCTATCTGCGGCGCATGAATGAGCAAGCTATTGAAACCGGCCTTGTGAAGATCCATCCCGAAAATTCAGATATTCAAAAATCATTGCCAATTTCGGGCGAGATTTCAAGGCACTCGGCGGCGTTAACAAACATACTCGACAAATTGTGCAAGCATTTATGTGTCGAACAGGACGAGGATGACGATTCTTTGGCAGATTACGAATAGCTATCAGCGGCTTTTTGAGAGGTGGATTTTATGGACGTTGCCGATATTTTTCTTGAAATTAAATTAAATCATGAGCTGGCATTATTGGAATACGCTGAAACCGAAGAAATGAAGCGACAGACAAAAGTATTATACCGTAATAGCCTATCCGATGATGAACGCGACAAATTTGACGTTGAGGAGCATGAGCGTCTTACGCACAAAATTGAGCTATTGAAAAAGCAATGCGGATTGCTCAAAAGGGAGAAAGAATTATTCAAATGATTAGCCCACAGGCTTTCATATAGCATAGACGGTTGTGCATGGCCGTGAGGACAGGTAGACTTTCCCTGTCCTCTTTTCTATACTCTGGAATAGAAAGGCAAAATTGGAAAGGCGATAGGGGAATATTATGATTTACAAATACAAACTGGACATTACCGACCATCAATCAATCAAAGTTGGAGACAGAAAAGCAAGGCCGCTTTCCGTTGCTGAACAGCGTGGAGAATTAGTCATGTGGGTAATGCTTGATGAAGATTATGCCAACGGAGACTGCATGATGGACGTTCAGATTATTGGCACAGGAAATCTCCATCCGACTCCAATCGGTGATTTTGTCGGCACAGTTCCCATGAGCAACGGTCTTGTGTGGCATATATTTGCATACTAGAACAGATAACCCACCCCGTTCACCCCAAAGAAAGGAGGAACAGCCGTGGAAATATCGCTAAACATTACTGATAATATGCAAATGTCTGCGTCAAGTGTAAGGGCCGGGCAAAGCGGCGATCATAATTTCACGGTATTCACTATCAATAGGCCCGATTTTCTGAATGGCTACCAATGCCAGGCAGAGTTTAGCATTAGAGCAATCAAAGGCTATTTGATTGTAGAAAATGATACCTTCCCGCTCCCTGCTGAATTGACAAGCGCCGGGGAATTGAGTTTACAGCTTGTATTTACCGATACTGCGGATGAAATCATAGTCAAAACAAGCATTATTCGATTAGCCATAGGAAGAAGCATCAACGCCACCGATCCAACTGATACAGAATTTCAAGATAGTTTAGCGCAGCTGGCCGATAGCAGTTTTGCCGCAGTTAATTATGTTGGGGATAATTTATCTTTTTATAACCGCACCGGGGATGTGCGCGGTCAAGTCGCTATTGCTGCCACTGGCGGAGAGGGAACTGACCTAACCGAAATAGAAAACAAGCTTTCCGAGGCGTTGAGCGCAACATCAATCCTGCAAACGCAATTATCGGCGTTGCAGGCAGAAAGTACGGCCAAATGGGTATTGCTGAATGATGTGGATAACAGAAGCCGAGCGAGCGCAACAAGCATTATGACTTTAGAGGCTAGGATTGCGGCGTTGGAGTAAATACATGAGCTATCTGCTTGAATACCATCAAAAATGCAAATCCGGTGAAATTCTCATAGGGCAAGAGCTTATGATGATGCTAGATATTCTGCAAAGCCATTTCGATAACCCAGAAATCAGATTTGAACCCGAAGATGCGCATAAGCGAATCAAATTTATCGAATCGCAATGCAAGCACTATGAAGCTCCTTTTGCTGGGAAGCCTTTTATTTTGACTTTGAGACAAAAGGCTTATATTGAAGCATTTTATAGTTTCAAGATTTTTGATGAAGAACCCAATCGATGGGTGCGACTTTATCAGGAACGCCTAATGCTGGTTGGTCGAAAGTGCGGCAAAACGCCACTCGAGGCCGCAATGGATTTGGCCGAGTTCTTTTGTGGGGAAATGGGTACAAAGATATTATGCTCATCAAACGATTACGAGCAAGCCGATCTAATGTTCCAGGCTATCAATTCCATGCGGGAAGAAAGCCCGGCCATTGAGAGAGTGACCCGGAAAAACATCAAAGGTATATATTTTGGGAATCCCCGAAAGCCGAAAAAGCGCGGGAAGTTCAGCTATCAGAATAAGGGAAGTATTCGCAAAATATCCGCAAAGACTGGCGCAAAAGAAGGAAAAAACATCAAGGTTGGCTCCGTCGATGAAGTCCACGAGTTAAAAGATAATTCATCCACCATGCCTATCAGACAGGCCCTTTCAACGCAAGACGAGCCAATTTACAGCGAACTCACAACTGAGGGATTTACGGAGGACGGGTATCTTGATGATCGCCTTAAAGACGCCAGACAAGTATTAAAGGGCGAATTACACCGTCCACGTTGGTTAATCTGGTTGCATACGCAAGACAGCGAAGAGGAAATTTGGAGAGATGAAAAAACTTGGGTGAAAAGCAATCCTGACTTGGGGATTATAAAAAAATGGAGTTTTTTGCGTGGAATGGTCGAAGAGGCAAAGACAAGCTCAGCTACTCGTTCATTCGTGCTGGCAAAGGACTTTAATATAAAACAATCATCAGCAAATGCGTGGCTCCAAGAATCCGAAATCATCAATACCTCAACATTCAACATTGAGGACTTCACAGGCGCTTTCTATATATCCGGATGCGACCTGGCCGAAACAACCGATCTATGCGCCTGCAAGCTCCTGCTCATGAAGCCAAATGATAAAACCGTATATTTCTACTCGCACTATTGGATACCAGAAAGCAAGCTGGCCCTAAACCCTGACGATGTGAATTATCGACAATGGGAGCATGACGGTTATTTGACTATCGTTCCCGGCAATAGCGTTGACAGCTCCATTGTAGCCGACTGGCAATATGCATTGCTGAAAGAGTACGACTTGAAGCCTTATAAAAGCGGCTATGACAACAGATTCGCCAAAGACTACATAAACCGATTTGAGGAAATATTCGGCAAGGATATCGCGATAAACGTGCCGCAGGATGCCAAGTGTCTAAACAATCCCATGCGGCGGCTTGAAGCTGATTTGCGGGATAAGCTCGTAAATTACAATAATTGTTTCGGAGATTTGTATTGCTTTAGGAATACCGGCATAAAGCTGGACACAATAGGCCGCATACAGCCCTGCAAAATGCACAAAACCAAACGCATTGACGGAACGGCGGCGGCGGTGATTTCTTATGCGGTTTTTGAGTGGAACCGGGCGGGATTTCTCGCACTTATAGGAGGATAAATATGATAGATAAAAAGACATGGAAAGAATTTAGGGATTGTGGATTTCTCTGGTGGATCAATATGATTTTGCATACATTTGGATGGGCCATAGTTGTAAAAATTGAGAATGAGGAAATAATTGAAGTTTATCCCGCAAGAGTGAAATTTAGAGGATTCGATAATGAAAACAATTCAGATGGTTATATCAAAATATCTGAATATATCAATGAAAACGCAAAAATATTGCTGGATGAAATCAAAGATTAGATAATAGGCGAATATTTGGCGCTGATAGGATAGATTTTTGATAAGGAGGATTGAATTATGAGCGCATATTCAACTACAGAGGGAATTGTGAAAATCATGCTAGAAAACACTGTTAAAGAAAGAAGAATAGGCACGTTTGATATATCTACGGATTTTGTTCGTAATGAGCCAGATGTAGTAATGGCTATCATGTCGCATATGGTAGTGGTGCGCTGCGAATGTCTTATGATCAGTGATGCATTTCGATATGATGCTTATTCGCCATTGTTTGAAGCGACAGAGAAATGTATGGGCTGTCCAAAATACAACATTATTATCACGAAAAACGATGGAAAGATCATAGTGCGGGCCGAAAAGGAATAACCCCGCGCCCTGATGGGCGTTTTAAATACATGAAATCCCTTTTCAGAGAGGAGGATGAGGCATGACTTGCATTGTTGGAAGTATAGATGGTGAATCAGTGTACATGGGAGCTGACAGCGCAGGTGTAGGCGGGTATTACATACAGCGCCAAGCCAATAGTAAAGTTTTCATAAACGGAGATTTTATAATGGGATTCACTTCTTCATTTAGGATGGGGCAGATATTGCAATATAGTTTTTCGCCTCCTGCTATGAAAGAGAACCAAGATTTGTTTGCTTACATGGCAACCGATTTTATAGACGGTGTTAGGGATTGTCTGAAATCGGGCGGCTATGCCTCTATCAACAACAACGAAGAAACGGGCGGCACATTTCTGGTGGGATACAAAGGGAGATTATTCACAATCTTTGATGATTTCCAGGTATCGGAACAATTGGAGAATTATGCTGCTGTTGGTTGCGGGCAGGATATTGCTTTAGGCTCTATGTATTCGACAAAGGGGCAGCCGATAGAAGACAGAATACGAATAGCCCTTGAGGCCGCGGAGGAATATAGCGCGGGAGTGCGAGGGCCGTTTAATATTCTAAAGCTAGGCGGGTGAGTATGGGCGTTATAAACTATCTAAAAAGCGTATTTCCAAGAAGCAAGCAATCAAGATATGCGGCGTGGCTTACAAATAGCATACCGATTTTTACGAGCTTCGGCAATGATATTTATTTATCGGATTTCGTGAACAATGCCATTGACCGCGTGGCAAGCGAAATCAGCAAAATTGATGTAAAAAGCATTGTCCAGCGTGAGGATTTACTGCAAATCCAAAATGACGATATTTCCCGCCTATTCCGCTTTAAGCCCAATCCGCTGCAAACAACCAGCGATTTCCTTTCAAATGTGGAATGGCTGCGTCGAAAAAACTGCAACGCCTTTATTTATCCACAGTTTGAATTAATCACATTGCCGGACGGTAGAGAGTTCCGAAGATATACGGCCTTTTACCCGCTTAATCCGCTATCTATCCAAATAGGCATTGACGAATCGGGCCAAGCATGGGAAATCAAGATGGATTTTGACCAGGGAGAAAGCTTCACTTTGCCATATAGCGACTTGATACACCTGAAATGGCGCAGAGGCGCAAATACGATTATCGGAGGCGGGGATGATTCCGGCAGGGCTAACACGCAGGACATTCTACGCACAATTGATGCGCTGGACAAGACGATACAGGGCTTACCCAAGAGTATCGAGGCCAGTTTGCAGATTAAGGGCGTATACAGCGCCAAGACCCTTGCGGACGCTGACAAAATGAGCAAAATCCGTGATGATTTTGAAAGCCATATCAGGGCAAGCAGCAGCGGTATGATCGCAACAGACCTAGCTGGCGAATTCACGCCGATGAACATAAATGCCGCTGATATTCCAGCGGACGCATTGAATTTCTTAAAAGCGGTCATTCAAGAGCGCTATGGCGTATCGGCAGCGATCCTATCCGGTGATTATACTGGAAGCCAACACAGCGCATTTTATCAGACGGCAATTGAAGATTTTATAATCCAATTCGAGCAAGCCGCAACAGCTTGTCTTTTTACCCAGCGCGAACAGGATATAGGCCGCAGGATAAAAGCCTATTATAGCAAGGTCAATTATATGTCCAATGCAGACAAAATGAATCTTGCTAATCTTGCAAAAATGACAGGAAATATGACCATTAACCAAATAAATGAAATGTTCGGTATTCCTCCATTCCCCGAGGGGAACCGGCGCTTACAGTCATTGAATTATGTTTCTACCGAACTGGTTGACGCTTATCAATTGAGCAAATCAACCGGGGGTACGGCGAGACTGAATACAACTGAAATTGATGAAGAGGAGGAATAAAATTGCCTAAATTTGCAAAAGAGCCTGATGGAAAATACATAAAGCGTTGTTATGAGTTTACCGAAGCCCGCGCTGAACAGGGCAGCAATATTGTGGAGGGGCATGCAGCGGTATATGGTCAAACGACGAATATTTCCGATTGGTTTTATGAAGTTATCTCCCCTGGCGCATTTGACCGCACAGACCTTTCAGACGTTGCACTTTATCTAAATCACAATATAGATGCGCTTCCAATGGCGAGAAGCCGAAAAAGCATTCCTGATTCAACTATGAAAGTAACGCCAGATGAACGTGGCCTTGCGATTAACGCAACGCTTGACATTGAAAATAATGTGGACGCCAAAGCCCTAATTTCTGCAATTGTTCGCAAGGATGTTACAGGCATGAGTTTTAGGCTCATTGTCGGAGACGAGGAATGGCAAGGGCTGGACACAGATATGCCCACACGAACGATAAAGGCCATTTCTAAGGTTATTGAGGTTTCGGCTGTTACATACCCGGCCTACAAGGGAACTGATATAGACGCTCGTTCTGATTCGCTGGAGAGCGACAGGGCAGCTCTGGAGAGAGCAAAAAGCGTTGTTATAAATCACAAAAACGAAATCGAACTACTAAAAATCAAATCGCAGATAAGGAGTAAGCTATAATGGACAAAAAGAAGCTTTTGGCGCTTATCGCCAAGAAGAACGAGAGAAAGGCCGCGCTTGCGAAGCAGGCAGAAACTTGTGAGGACGTTGAAACCCTGCGCAAAATTAACACCGATCTGGAAACGCTGAATGAAGAAATCAGAAGTTTGCAGGAAATGGCAGATGGTATTGTTGATACGCTGCCCGCCGCCGCTCCTGCTGCTGATTCTCTTGCAGACCCCGACCAGCGCACCGCCGCCGTAACCGGCCAGATTCCCGGCGCTGTTGTTGCAGGCGCAAAAGCCCAGGAACAGCGCGGAGGCACAGCCGCAACTGCTGAACTGAAAGAAAAATATGAAAAGCGCGGCGCTGACCTTAAAGCAAAAATTCCTACAACCTTTGATGTGAACGAACTTCCTGAACTCCGTTCCGTGGCAATCGCAAGCGGCACACTGGTTGTACCTACACATTTTAGCGATACGCTGAATCCTGCGTTTAATCAGATTTCCGGCCTAATCGACGCGGTAAATGCCGTTCCGCTTAATGGCGGCGAAGCCTACGAAAAGGGTTTTGAAATCGCTCACGGTGAAGGTGGATATACCACTGAAACCGGCGAATACCACGAGACCGATCCGGTAATCGACTATGTGTCAATCAACAAGGCGAAGATCACCGCCTACACTGAAATTACAGACGAAGCTACAAAATTACCAAACGTGGACTACCAGGCACTTGTAGCGCGCAATATCGGGCTTTCCCTGCGCCGCAAAATTACCCGGCAGATCATTATCGGTACCACCGGAGCAAATTCGATTACCGGCATTTTCAATGCGCCTGAAAAGGTGATTCCCGCCGTATCGGATATTGAAATCTCCGAGATCGACGAAGATACTCTTGACAAGATCGTTTTCTCCTACGGCGGCGAGGAAGATGTCGAAGGCGGCGCCTATTTGATTCTTAATAAGGCCGACCTTGCGGCATTTGCAAAGGTTCGCGGCGCTGACGGCCACAAACTCTACACTATCACCCTGAATGGCAATACCGGTACGATTTCCAGCGACCAGAGCTATTCCGTGACCTTTGTTATCAACGGCGTATGCCCTTCAATTGCCGACGCGACTATGGGTACATATTGCATGGCCTATGGTATGGTGAGGGCTTACGAAATGCCGATCTTCTCCCCTGTCACTGTCGAGGAAAGCCGCGATTACAAATTCAGAACCGGCCAGGTTGCCTATCGCGGTTCTGTATGGGCTGGCGGTAACGTGGCTATGTACAAGGGGTTTGTACGAGTAAAAAAAGCCTAGCCGGTAGTGGATTATCCGCGCTTACTATTGGCGCATTACAATTAAGTCCCGCATTTAACGCTAAAACGTTGGCATATACGGCAAATACCACCAACAATACGAATACAATCACGGCCATTGCGGACGCGGACGCGACGGTTTCGATTGATGTTGATGGTATGACCGTTGCCAACGGAACATCGGTAATGTGGGATAGCGGAATAAACACCGTGACTATTACGGTTGCCTCTGGTGGCAGTCAGACGATCTATACGGTCAGGGTGAATAAGTCTTAATAGGGGAAAGGCGGCCTATAAATCTAGGCCGCTATCCTTCTGTATCAAATGTTTCATATAAGTTTGTAAACTGGAAAAACCTTTTTCTTTTGCGGTTTGCCTTATTTGCTCCTTGCCCCCGGCCTTAACCGAAAAGCGGACTTCATCAAGATTTCCCTTGTATTTCTGAATCGCCTTTAGCATTGCATCACTGGTTTTTGCCATTTCATACACCTCCATGAACAGTATACCATAAATTGAATATAAGCGCACTTATAAAAACATACAAATAACCGCGCTTATATTTGGCAGTTCTGCCAATAGGCATATAACCGCACTTATAGTACAATAAATATATAGAATAAACCAAATGGAGGGCATGAAAATGACATATTATGAAATCAACGAAACCCAAGCGCGGCAGGCCAAACAAATGTGGAGCTTTTCGGATTATGTCGCAGGGAGCGAAACGGAAGCGTATCGCAAATGCGTTGATGAAGCCTACGCGCTGTGCGAGGATATACCAGAGGAGCGCAAAGAAAAGGCTTTGTATTATGCGGATATGTATGCAAAGAAACTCGCTGAAAATATTAACAAGGGATTTCGCATTGAATTGATGTGCCCCTCTGTCATGATAAGTGGCGCAGGTAATTTCCCGGTCAGAAAGAAAGAAAAGCAGAACGCCTCCAGAGATAGGAACTTTTCAGACTATGAGCGCATCAAGGGCTATATGGGAAAAATCAAAAATCTATCTAATGTTTCGACGGCAATAAAATCAGGCGACGAAAACGCCGTGGAGCTATTGCAAGATAAGGTGAATAAACTCGAAGCCCTGCAAGCCTATATGAAAGACGCAAACGCCCACTATCGCAAATACAAGACCATGAAAGGGTATGCGGAATTAACAGACGAACAAGCCGCCGCGCTGGACGAATCAATAAAAAATGATTATTGGGGCTGCCCTTATCCATCTTTTGAGCTAACAAACAATAACGCGAAACTGAAATCGGCAAGGGATAGGCTTGCAAGACTGTCACGAGTAAAGGCGCAGGATAGCACGGAAATAGCACACAAGCAATTCAAGGTTGTCAGGAATACGGAAATCATGCGTTTACAGCTTTTCTTTGATGGAAAGCCGGATGACGCCACAAGAACATTATTGAAGTTAAACGGATTTAAGTGGGCACCCTCTCAATCAGCATGGCAAAGGCAGCTCACCAATAATGCCATAGACGCATATAGAACGATAGCCAAGCAGTTAGGCTAATTTGTAAAAGGCTCACCATCCGGTGGGCTTTTCTCTTTCCATAAGGAGGTACGACATTGATGCTACTTGAAGCCGTAAAGCCCCGCCTTGGCATTTTCTATTCTGACCCCATAAAAGATAGCGAGGTACAGAGCATGATCGATGGCGCATTGTCGTACTTCCGGGACGCGGGCTGGGACACGGACACAGCAAATGCAACGCTAACAGAGGCGGTGGTGCTCTACTGCAAGATGGCACAGAGCACTGATCCCGCCCAACTCGCTAATCATCCAGTACTTATCTCATATGTCGCACAGGGGAGGGCTGGCGGTGCCTAAATTCAACCAGACAACGCCTATCCTGATTGTGGCAAAGGAAAGCGCATATGTCCCCGGCGAAGGACTTTCAACGGTGTGGTTGCCAATCACAAGCAATATGGCCGAACAGGTTATCAGCACATTTTATTGCGAATGGCGCGGCTCCTATGGCGAACGGTCGCTATCGGCCCAGGCGTTAGGCGTGAACGATTCCGCGATAGTGCGCATGACTTATAACCCGGCAATCTATGCGGCATTACGCCTGAAACAAGCGGTCATTGTGAAAAATGCGGACGAAACCGCGCTTGAAACCGGGGAGCCCTCCAGAGAAAATCCGAATGTATATGAATTGTGGGGCGGCGTTGATAATGTGGCCGAAGAAAACCAGTTCATGGAGTTTCGCGTTAGGAGGTACGAGGGAAAATGACGGATGTGAAAGCGCTTGTACAAAAAACGCTTGATTCGGTTTTGTTCCAAGATAAAGTATATTCTCACTGGCAACGCAAAGCCGAAATACCGGGCGAAAATCCAGACGAGTACATCGTTTACACAAGGGACGGCGATAGCAATACTTACCACGCGGACAACGGGCCGCTCGTCAAGTCGGCTGGCGTAACCCTGCGTTATTACTACCACAAAAACAAGCTGGAAACAACCGCAGGCCGCAATCTTGTGACCACGCGAGAAAACACAATCCTAACCGCCATGAAAGCGACGGGATTTTTTTGCCCGGATGGAGCCTTTGATGCGGGGGATATTGATGGGATTGGTTTTTTTGCATCTGTGTTTGAATTTAATTTCGATAGGGTGGTGTAATGGCTAAGATAACACTTGATAATCTCGATAAGGAGCTAAAAAAGCTGCTGGCCGAATACGGAAATACCGTTTTCGAGGCCGTCAATGACAAAGGGCTTGCTGCCGCTGAAAAAGTTCTTGTTGATGAGCTGAAAGCAGCCTCACCCGAGGGAGAAACCAGAGAACTCAAAAAAGGCTGGAAGGGATCTGGCAAAAAGTATAAAATGGTTCGGTTTGTCGGTAATACCAAAACTGTTGACGATGGAAGTGGCGAGCAAATCCCACTCACGAACATACTTGAATATTCCACCACACACGGGAATCCATTCATCAAACAGACTTTTGAAAGCAGCGAGGGCAATATGACCGACGCACTTGTAACGGCGGTGCGACAAGAACTAACATAAGGAGGTACATTTTTAATGGCCGATAAAAACAAGGTGTATTTCGGATTGGAAAATCTGCATTATGCCATTTTAGACCCTACTCATGAAGAAGGCAGCCCAACATGGGAAGAACCATTGAGAATCCCCGGAGCGGTTGACCTGGCCCCGGATGCCGCGACGAATGAATACACCTTCTATGCGGATAATGGGATTTATTACGCTACATATTCGGACAATGGCTATACTGCCGATCTGGAAACTGCAAAATTCCCGGATACATTTACGGCAGCCATTTTCGGATGGTTGGTTGACGGGTTGGGCGGAATTTTGGAAGTCACAGACGGGCAACACAAGAATTTTGCATTAATGGGAGAAATCACAGGAGATATTGCCCGCCGTCGATTCGTATATTACAATTGCGCCGGCGGTAAACCGTCAAGCACTGCGCATACAACAGAAGAAAATGTTGAAGTTCAGACACAGACAATGCCGCTGACCATTTTACCCTTGTTGCTCCCAAATGGACGGAAGGCAGCGAAATATGCATTAACTCGCGATGAATCAAACCCTGAAATCGTCGCTGCCTATGATGATTTTTACAAGGCAGTATATATCCCCACGATTATCGCTGCAGAACCTGCAACATTATCGGCAACATCAGCATTCAGCTATGGTATGGGGGATAAGATATGAGAGAGCTAAAAAGCGGTAATATGATTATTCGGGTAAGGGCCTCTAACCTTGCCCGATTGTATTTTTATCAGGAATTTAGCACAGAACTTGCCACAGAACTTGATAAACTCGCTTCTGGAAATGATAGCAGAGAAGCCGAATCGCTTATCAGAGGATTGGACAGGGAAACAGCCAATAAAATTCTTGATCTTCAAAATATCGCCGGGTTGTCTCCAGAAGAGGCCGTAAAGCAAATTGAAAATTCTGGTCTTATGGATAATCCTGAATTGCTTGGGGCCATGATGAAATTAGGGTTGCAAGAATCCATTAGCCCGAGCATTTCTATTTTATCGGTCATGCGTATTGTGTGGGCCATGAATAAAGCGCAAAACCTTGCGGAAAATCTGCAAACTCGCCCATTTGAACAATGGCTAATGCAATATGAAGATTTTGATTTTTATAATTGCATGGATGATTTTTGGGCGGAAGTAAGGCAAGGGTTTTTTCGTTCGAAAAATAACGGCGAAGGGTGATGCAAAAGGGAAAGCACCGGAAAGGCTTGATGCTGAAATAATCGCGCAAGCAAAGCATATCGGAATGAGCTTTTCCGAACTAAACGAAATCACGACACAGGATTTTCTAGACATTGCCAATGCGTATGCAAAAGAAGTGCAACCACCAGAGAATGAGCGACGCAGAGCAACACAAGCAGATATTGATAGATTATTAGGTTAGGAGGTCCGCCAGTGGCAGGTAAAAGAATCAGAGGCTTAACTGTAGAAATTGGCGGCGACTCCACCGATCTACAAAAGGCCTTAAGGGCTCCAGAAAAAGAAGCTAATAGCCTAAAGTCTGAACTCAAAGAAATAAATACCGCGCTTAAATTCGATCCGTCTAATATAGAGTTGCTTGGGCAGAAATCTGCTGTATTGGGAAAAGAAATTGCTGCCACTTCTGAAAAATTAAAGATCTTAAGGACTGCCCAAGAGCAAATAAGTCAACAGGCAGAACGTGGAGAAATCGGAGAAGAGCAATATCGCGCCTTTCAACGGGAGCTTGCGAAAACCGAAAGCCAATTAAATCTATTAAAAAATCAGCTTAAAGACAATGGCGATCAGATAAAACAAGTTAGTGAAAATACCAGCGAAGCGGCCAGAAGCTCGGGAAAATTTCAGCAAGCGGTTGAAGCCCAGCGAAAAGCAGTAGATCAAGCCAAAGAATCCAGTGCAGAGCATGGCAGATCCGTACGAAATTTAAAGGATGATTATAGAGAGGCCGAAAAGGGAGCGCTATCGTTTTCGGATGTTGTAAAGGCTTCTGCAATTGGGAATCTTATTGCATCCGGGATCAAGGCAGCCTCTAAAGCTTTGTGGGATTTTGCAATGACCGGAGCCGCTGCCGCGAATGAATTTGAAACCAATCAGCAGAAGCTAACTCATATCATGGAAAATGCAATTGGGGCATCTGACCGACAAATAGAATCCATCAAGCAATTAATCGAACAACAAGAACAGCTTGGTGTTGTATCTCAAAGTGCACAGACCGCCGCTGCACAGGAACTAGCCACTTATACCTCCAGAACACAATCCCTTGAAAAACTGATCCCGGTTATGAACGACATGATCGCCCAGCAATATGGAGTTAACGCATCCCAGGAACAAGCCGTAACTGTGGCTACCGCTGTTGGTAAAACGCTGGATGGTCAAGTGGGGTCGCTTTCCAGATGGGGCTACACTTTCACCGAAGCGGAGCAGCGAATACTAAAAAGCAATAACGAGCTTAAGAAAATGGAAGTTATTGCAAAAGTAGTTAGCGGATCTGTCGGCGGGATGAGCGAATCCCTAAGAACGGGAACAGAACAGGGGAAATTGTTTGGACAGTCTTTAAGAATCGGACAAATACAGCAGGAATTTGGGAGAAATGCCGAAAAAATTAAAAACAGTATCTTGGTTGCAATACTTCCAGCGCTGACAGAAGGATTGGAGGTTATCAATGATTATATAGTGGAAAATGGAGAAGTATTATCCAATCTCGGCACGATACTTGCAACAATAATTAATGCGTTGACTAATTTATTAAAATTGGTAACTTCGATTCCGGCACCGTTGTTATTGATGATAGGTGGAATTTTGCTTGCGGTTAAGGCGTTTAGTTCGGCGACAACCGGCCTTACCGCCTTATCTAAGGCTACGGGCGGAATGAGCGGAATGCTCGATCCATTCACAATCAAGATTCTTGCATTGGTGGCGGCGCTGTCAGTGCTCCTATTCCTTGTCTTATCGCTTAAGGAGGGCACAGACAAAGCTGCGAGTTCATTAAGCAGTTTGGGTTCTCAAACGGCGCAAATAACAAGAAATGCGCAAAGAGCGGGCGGGAGTGCCGGCGGGTTTGCCTCTGGTACGAGTAGTGCGCCGCGTGGTCTTGCGTGGGTAGGCGAAGAAGGCCCGGAGCTTGTAAATTTCCGCGGTGGAGAGCGCGTATATACAGCCAGGAAATCCGCGGCTATGGCTGCCGCAGGGTCTACCACCACAAGCAATATCTCTTCCCCCACATATAACATTACAGTGCAAAACGTAGACGGGATCAACCAGGTAGTGGATTGGTACGAGAATCGGCGGCGCAGAGAGAGAGCGAGGTGATATTTTGGCAAGTTGGGTAGCTGGGACTAATGCTCCAGACATAACAATTACACATGGATATGCTGCTGTAAATGGTATTTTTTATCGATTTGGCGGCATTCATCTTGAGGATGTAAACACCCCTTTGGATAAATGCTATGCCTATAATATTACTCAAAATAGCTGGGTCCAAATAGCCAATCTTCCCGAAGCCGCCCGAAATTTATTTGCAGCCGCGGTAAATACCAATATCTATGTTTTTGAGAATGTCTCAGGCAAGCCGCTTACAATAAAAATATATAATACACTTACTGATACATGGGCTATTGGACCTGCTTACGATTCAGGCATATTACCCATAAATAGGATATCATCGTATGGGAACAGAATTTATCTATACAGCTGGTCGAGCAGAGTAATACATGTTTTTGATACAGAAACATTCAGCTTTTTAAGCAATATTCCCATTGAAACATCAAAATATTATTACGCAACTGAATCAGTAAAAACATATTTATATCTTCTTGGCGGTCGTATTAATGATGCGGTTTACAATACCGTAAACAAATTTAATACCGTAGTCAGAACATGGGAAGAATTTGGCGCCCTTCCGGTTCAGATTGAATATAGCGGATCGGCCGTATTTGAGGACACTATCTACTTGGTCGGAGGGATGGTTGGCGGTAAAGCAGTATCCACTGTTTTAATATATAATACTGTGGATGATTCTACTTCATTCGGAATGCCGCTGCCCAGGGTCCTATATGATACAAATTGCGCAGTCACGAATGGATATTTGGTAAGTTACGGAGGAGCCATATCTGGAACTGAATCGTATGTATCCAATATACACATTCTAGATTTAAAAACAGCCACAACTGCAAACCCGTCACCGGCGGCGGGATTTATTGACGAGACAATCAACAACATATTTTCATGGGAATTAATCACAAGCCCATCCAGCGCAATCCAGGCTTCTGCCGTATTCCAATGGCGCGTTGCCAATGCATCCGCAATCAATACAATCAATATTTCAGGTTCTTCTCAATCCATAACTATCCCCTCAGGCACATTCCCAAACGGAAATATACAGTGGAGAGTTAGGGCTACCGGATCAAATGGCATCGAATCAGACTTTACCGAATGGTTATCCTTTGCAACTATTGATGCAATCCATCATGCCCCAACGAATCTATATCCTCATGGAAGTTATAAACAAAACGCCACAAGAACTATTCAATTTTCTTGGATTACCCATTCCCCGCAATCCACCCCACAAAGAGCATTTGAAATCCAAGTGAGCTATGATAACGGATCGAACTGGATTTCTTTTGGTAAAGTAATTTCTCCAAGCAATACATTTATTTTGTCTGGTGGCACGTTGACGCCTGGACCATCTGGTATAGTAACATGGAGAGTCAGAACATATAACAGTGATGATGTTGCAAGCCCGTGGAGCTCTACGGCTTCTTTTTTAGCTTTGACAGCTCCAAATGCGCCGCAATGGATCAGCGTTACAACCGGATCATCCAGGCCAACGGCCAAATGGGTATCAACAGCACAAATAGGTTGGCGGTTGCAAGTTTTGCGCGGAACAGAAATCATTTATGATACTGGTATGCAATACGGCACTGATACGGAACACATGATAAGAGACTTTTTGGCTAATGGGCAATATACCTTCCAGATCCAAATTGAAAATGAGTTGCAGTTGGAATCTGCCTGGGCCACTCGGCAAGTCAATATAAGCGCCAGAAACCGCCTCAATATTTCATTGTCCGGAGAGGCGCAGGAAAAAAATATTATGCTTTCTTTCGAAGTTGAGGTGAGATCGTGAACGCGCCATTGCAGCTTAATATTCCGGTTTTGTATGCGGGAAACACAGCACTTATTACTTGGGATTCTGTGGACGGTGCTGATGGCTACGAGTTACAAAGACGATTTGACCGGGTATTTGACGATGATCAACCGGGATATACTTGGTCCGATATTGAAGCAGCTTTCCCGACATGGGATGATTTTGAAGCTGGCATACCAAGCTGGGATTTTCTAGAAGAAAGCATACCGGCATTCAATCTCACTATCTATGAGGGTCCGAATACTCAGCATATAGATAACATTTCAGAGGGAGCGCAGACCGCAATATATCGAGTCCGATCATATAGCGATCGGAATATAACCTGGGATGAACTGGAAGCTAAATTTTCCGATTGGGATGATTTTGAAGCAAATAATTGGACTTGGTGGGCTGCAATATCTGATTGTAATACCTCGGAACAAAAAGAAATTATCCCAAATCGTCCTCCGGTGATCAGCGGCCAAGATGAAAATCTAGGTACAAAATATAGGGGATTTGTAATTTCGGTTAGCGTGACAGATCCAGACCCAGACAATACTGTTACTCTGATTGCGACTCTTAACGGAACACAAATCTTTATCATGGCAAATGCCCAGCAAGGAGCTCCTTACGATATCACTATAACCGATGCGCAAGTGTTTGCCATGGCCGATGGATCAACCCAAACCATAACCATAACGGCTACAGATAATAAGGGAGCGTCTGCCAGAAGAATTTATACATTCATAGCGGTGGAAGATCTTGTAACTACGGCTATTTTTTATGTTCTGCGCGATAATATACCAATTGCGAGGCTTGACAGTATCCAGGCGTGGTCAGACTATACAGCTGCGGGTACTCATACCTACCTTATCCGCGGGGTTGACAGGTATGGAAATCACAGCGATAGCAATTCGATAACGCTTACCCTTAATCTAAAGCATCCTGTTGTGGCGTTGGCGTCCTCTCCGGAGAGTATGGCAGATTTGATCTTAAGAAGGGATGAACGCCCGAGCATATCAGACGCACACCAAATGCAGCAAGACGGATTGTGGTTTGAAGGACGGTCAAGGCCCATATACCCCGATACCGAAGCTGCAAGCATGACCCTGGACCTAACATATACGCATACTTCCCTGGGCGGCAATGCGATGATCGGGGCATTGAATAACAAGACCGTAATCTATCGCGATCAATACAACAACAGAATATTCGGAAAGCTAAGATCCAACAACAACGATTATTTTAGACGAAATCTTGGGTTGTTTGACGCAGTCGTGGATTATTCTATCCAAATTGAAGAGGAGGAATACACAGAGGAGATCGAATATGGTTAACCTGTCGCAAAATGGATTCACGCATAATCAGATATTGAAGTTCCTTAAATCGGAAGAGGGGATCAGATCGGTAAATTATCGGCTTGATGTCACTCGAAGTGGAATTTTGATTAGAGAGGCGAAATATATCGATTGTTCTATTGAATGTAAATCTGATGAAAACATAAAATATAGCGCATCAATCACTATCGAGCCAAATGATTTGTTCAACTGGCGCACGGACCGGATTGTACCGGTAATCCATTTTGCTTATCAGGGCAGCTCATTCGAGTATCCGCTTGTGCCCATGAGAGCCGAAACGGTAAGTCATGAGATCCATGATGGATATACGCTTTTGAAAATAGAGGCGTTTGATGAACTGATGGCGCTTAAGAACAATTCATTTGGATATGTCCCTTATTTTTCGGCCGGCACTATTTACACCACAGCCATAGCCAAGATTCTTCAAGATATTGGATTTGAGCAAACCAATATATACCCTTCCAACAAGGCCATGCAGACAGATAGAGAGGACTGGAGCGAGGACAGCAATATTCTGGAAACTCTAAATGGGCTTTTGGATGAAATAGGATACCGTAGCTTAGCGGTAAACCGAGACGGAATTGTGTATTCATCGGAATATGAAGAGCCCGGGATAGCGACCGCGGAAATCCATTACAATGTAGGAAAAGATAGTGTAATCCAGGCGTCTAAAACTCTGGAGTTTGATTCATACAATAAGCCTAATCGGTTTGTTGGAATAGTCAACAATCCTGATCTTGAAGAGCCGTTGCGCTATGTATATGAAAATTCTGATCCATCTAGCCCGATATCTACCGTGAATCGATATTCCGTAACGCAAGTAGTGGCCTATGATAGCATTGCAGACATAGAAACGTTGGCCGCAAATATAATCCGGCTGGCAGCGGACGTATCGGCCGATTATGAATATGCCACCCTAACCACCGCCAACATGCCTCACCATGAACTCTGGGAAGATATCACAATCCAGTCAAACGGAGTAAGTGGAGTGTACCAGGAAACGGGATGGACAATGGACTTTAAGAAAGGCGGGACCATGAAGCATAATTTAAGGAGGCGAGTTTATTGACATGGGGCACAATTGAGGCGGTTTCTAGCGAAGGGGCGATTGTAAATATCGGAGAAGAAGCCGCAAGACAAAAACCCATGAAGATACCGAAAAATTCAGACGCAGCCGTGGGGGACAATGTGGCGGTGGAAAAAATCAGTGGAACTTATGTTATTATACAGATTTATGGAGGGTGAGTATGGCAAGTTCAAACAAAACGCCAAATTTCGGATTAAGTCAATGGGTAGGGAGTGATAAGCCTACACGAGTAGATTTCAACGCCGATAATCTGATTCTTGATACTAATGCGGCGAAATTAACCAACCCTGGCGATACCAATTGGGATAGTGGGAGTCTTGCTATTGAATCAGGAGTATGGAACCCTAGAATATACGGGGGAACTACGGCAGGGACTCCTACATTCGCTATAAGCAATGCAGTATTTGATTTAATCCACACTCTTGTTATTTGTCGGGCCACTATTACATTAACAAGCAAAGGTGGTATGCAAGGTAACGTAACTATTGGCGATTTTCCATTTATATCTAAAGCAACTTACGAATCGACACCCCGCATTCAAAGTATTGCGCTCCCAAGCGGGGCCGTCTTAGCAGCGTTAACTATTAATGCGAATAGCAAGGGCGCGAGCATTACCTACAAGACAAATGCTGGCATTGGATATCTTACTGATAGCCACCTTACTGATACTTCTGCAATTAATTTTACACTTATTTACATAAAGGCGTGATGAAAATGATTATTGATAATATTCTTGGTAATGGTTGTATCAATGTTCGTAAAATAAACGAGAATGGAGAGATTGAAAGATATCCGCTTTATCCTGGGGAATGGGATGAATTGAACGAATTCGCGCCGAATCTCAAAAGTAATTATCCGGATGAATGGACTAAAGTTCAAAAGGCGTGGACGCCAGAAGCAATTGCTGCATGGAAGCAAAATCAAGCCGAACTTAAAAACGAAATCGCCTAGCGGCGGTTATTTTATTTTAGGAGGAAATATCAATGGATAGCATTTTAACAGCATTGCAAGCCACAATCATATCAATCATGGAAAGCGGACTTATTATCATTCTGGCTGCGCTTATCATCGGTGTGATCATCAAGAAGTGGGTACCTGATACGGCCCTGCAAAACAAATGGATTCCCACCGTAAATATCATCGCTGGAGCGATCCTGGGCGTTGCCATTTCCGCTTGCTTCCCTGACGTGGGAAAAGTCACGCAAGCAATCTACGGGGCCTTATGCGGCCTGTCAGCGTCTTTAATTTACGACAAAGTAATCGCAATGTTTGGAGGTAAAGAATAATGGGTAATTTCAACGGTATGAAGAGTGAGCAAAATCTATTGATTGTAGATGGAGAGGATGATATCTAATGGCATTTCTGACGCCCGACAAAACAAGAACGGTGCAGATCGGCAGCGAAACGCTGACCATCAACCAGAAGATTGTCCCTGACAGTTATCGGGCCCCGAAGGATGTCGCCAGCTATGTCAAAAAGGGGCAGCCGATGAAACCTTGCGCCCTGCTCGCCAGCACCGGCAAGGCCAAGGGGATCATCGTCCACAACACGCCTATGATCACGGCGGCCAGCGGCACCAACGCCTCCGAGCAGTACACCCGCTCCACCTACAACGGGAACATGGGCGGCGTTATTGTCCATTTCTATGTGTGGCACAACGCTATCTGGCAACTGCTGGAGGAGACGGAGCAGGGGTGGCATGCCACCGACGGATCCACCCGGCGCACCTCTCAGCGCAGCGGGGAGACAATCAGCGGCAACCTGGACACGATCGCCATTGAGTGCATCGGCGAGGACGCCGAGAGCGAGGCGGTGACCGCCAAGCTGGCGTCCTATCTACTGAAAGCCCACGACCTCCTCCCGGACACGGACGTCTACACACATAAGTATTTTTACCCGGTTAAATACTGCCCGGCGTATATCCTGCCCCACTGGGAGGACTTCATGGAGAAGGTCGTGGCCGCCTACAACGCCGGTGAAGGCGACGGGTTCCACCGTGTCCAGTGTGACGCCTTCAAGGTGTGGGAGCTGGCCCTCGCGCAGTATAACAAGCTGAAAGCCGACGGCTACAAGCCTATGATGGTCATGGCCGACGGCTATTTCAAGGTGCAGGTGGACGCTTTCCGCAACAGGTCGGGGGCTGAAACCCGAGAGGCTGAACTTAAGGCCAAGGGCTACAACACCTTTATCACCACCAAGGCCGGGGTGCCGGTGAGCATGGTATAACAGTCACAAAAAACGTTCCCGCCTGTAATTCTGGGCGGGAACAGTGCTTTTATAAGTGGAGTAGAGTCCGATGAAGCGAAGGAGTAGACAAACCCTAAGATTTTCTATATAATGGTGGTGATAACTATCGATCCTTCAACTTTAACTCTCTTGATCGCGATTATCGGTTGTATTATTGCCGTGCTATCCTTTTTCCGCAGCGGTTCCAATTCATCGGCAATAGAGGCTAGAGAAATGGGACGAATTGAACAAAAGATAGACGGCCTTATTTCAGATGTGCGGGAAATCAAAGAGCAAAACTTCGAAACTGCCAAAATGGAAAGCCAAACAAAAGAGCGGCTTGACACACTATTCAAATGGAAAGATAACACGGAAAAGAGGTTGACTGCGCTTGAGCGAAAATAATTTATCAACCGAAAAAATTTTGGAGCAAAGCCTTGAACTAAACAAAATTCAGGCCGACTTGCTGAAAGAGCGCGGGAAAAATCAAAGAGCGCCTTGGATTGCCCTGGTTATTGTCACCGCCGCAATGGTGGCTATTGTTGTATCCATGTTACTGTTTTTCAATCAGTATGAATTTTACACCGAAACTATAACGATGGACACCAACGAGGGCGCAGGAAATAATGTTTATTTTCCCGGAGATCAAGCCCAATATCATCAATTTCCAGATAAGGGTGGGATAAATGGCGAAAATGACAGTTAAGAAAAAAAGCGCGAAGAAAAAGAAGAAATAAGGGGGCTTCTTATGTCCGCTCCCGACTTAAATAATGCTAAGTTACTTGAACAGATATATAATAATGATTGGATAACCCCTCCTGAAAAACGAGTTTTAGAACTCAAATATCAGGATGGGTTATTTAATTATCAAATCGCAATGGAAATGCATTGTAGCACCAAAACAATTGAACGCATGCTGAAAAAGTTATTCGTTAAAATCGAACCGATTATATTAGATTTTTATAAAACAAAATAGTCTGAATAATGTCCGATTTAAGCCCTGTAGCCGTCTGTTAGTTGACGCGCTGCGGGGCTTTTTTTATTTTATAATTAAGGTATGAAATACACCAACGAAACAATCAAACTCCAACTCATGCACCACCTGGGCTACACTGAACAGCAGGCAGATCGGCTTGTTGCATTGTATAAGCGAAATAACGAATTAGACGATTTGGTGGCCCTGGTAGAAGAAAAAGAACGCGCTTCCTCCCGGCTGTAATGGCCGGTGATGAATATAAAGACTGTAGGTGTGGAGAGGTGCCCACACCGCGCCCTCCCCTACGGTCTGATTTTATTGATAAAGGTGTGGTTTTAATATGGCCTACAATACGGAAAACACTTTCGTCGCTCTCATCGACCAAAATGGAATGATACGGGATATGTCAACAGGGCGGCGCGGAGAAGTCATCGGCGTGGATTACCAAAAAGAAGATGAATATAAACGCACGATTTCCGAAATGCAAGAAACGATTGATAACTATTACGGAAAACTTGTTGAGCTTGGCGCGATAACAATTCCAAAATCTCCAGAACAGATCGCGCAGGAGGCTGCCGCCGAACAATTACGGCTCGTACAGGAACAAGCGACGCAGCAAGCGGCAATAAATCAGGCATTGCTTGAATCAGTCCAAAACACAAATGCCATAATCGGCGATTTGCAGAATCAGATAAAGGAGTTGAAATCAAATGGGAATAGCGGAAGTGGTATTGAATCTGGCGCAAAACAAATCGGCAACGATAGCCAAGGTGACAGGCCGACCGGAAAATCAGGTAAGGGCGGCTCTACAGCAGGGACAAAAGATGCTACCTGACATTCTCAAAAACGTCAACTCCGCCGAAAGCGGCGCGAGAGTGCTTGATAATATGGGAATCGATAAATCCGTATTAGATGAAGCCTATAACAAATACGCGCCTTATATATCCAAAATCCCCGGCATGAACGCAACGAGAGCAAAGCCTTTGCTTGATATGATTAAGGGCGCTATGCGCGGCGGTTCTCGCCAGACGCAAACCCCTACTGCACAATCCAATACTCCATTGTTCGACCGGAAGAAATATCCCAAACTATAGCGGTCAATTACAGGCTCTTGCGGCCTGGTTGAAAATATATATATTTTCAAGAAAGGAGAAAAGCAAATGGCAAATTACGGAAACGAAGTCAACGATAGCAATGTTGGCGGTGGATTTGGATACGGCGGAGGCATGTTCGCAATGGTGATTCTTCTCGTTGTCGTGTTCTGGGTTCTATTCAGAGGCGATGGACGCAGAGACGGCTTTGACGGAATCGGTCATTTTGGCGGTTTCGGCGGTTGCGGTTGCGGCCCGTGCGTACAGCCCACATTCAAAGACGAAAGCAATTTCGAGGAAGAGCGCAATATCAATGCCAAGCTTTGTTGCATTGACAAAGATATTTGGGAGAACGGTTGCAAGGATCGTGAGGCTACTCATTGCGAGGGCGAGAAGACCCGCGCTCTGATTGAGCAGAACTATATCCAGGATCTGCGCGACACGATTTCAGAGAAAAACGCTATGATTCAGACCATGAAGTCCGAAGCATTCACAAGCGCCCAAATCGGACTTGTGAACAACAAGATTGAAAAGGTAGATGAAATGCTTGAGCGTTTGTCTTGCGAGCTTCCCAAAAGACAACCCGTTTACGCCGAATGCGTAACGCCTTGCACCCGCGATCTTGACCGCGATTGCTTCCGCGAAATCGACAGACGATTCGAGCGTTTTGAGCGCGACAACAGGCGTGGACGTTGCGATTTTGACGGCTGCTGCGCTTAACAACTGAATAGCGCGATTCGTACACTTTGCCGTTAAAGTGATTAACAGGGCGGCAATAGTCGCCTTGTTTTTTATAGATCGTATTCGCAGATCCACAAAAATGATATGGAGGTGAATCATGAACATATCAGGACTCATACTTCTTGCTTCTGGTTTTTTGCTGGGAAACCCTAAGGCGAGACAAGATTTTTTTTCAGGATTGCAGCAATTGGCTGGTCATGGAGTAGATGCTCTAAGCAAAATGGGCGGAAGTGATCCAAATGTACAGCAACCCGTGGAATCAGAACCAACAGAATAATTACGACCGCTCGAATTTATTAACCAACGTCACCATTTTGGCTTTAACTGTCGGAATATTTTTTTTAAATCAATGGAACGCTCAGTTAAATGCTCGAAATGTCCAACTCAATACATTGAACGTTATAAACAACAGAAAGAGTGCGGAGAGCGGACGGAAAACGCTTGAAGTACTCAAAGAAATAAACAACAAAATAAATTAACAAAAGGAGACTTTCAAATGCATAACGATTGCACCAGCATTCTCGATACCTATACCAATACTGATCAAACCATTACCACCGGATCGCCGCTCGTATTCAACACTAACAGGGTACGGGCTGGCCGCGCCATTACTCACCCTCCCGGCTCGACCACTATCAGCCTGAATTGCCCCGGGATTTATGATGTGCATTTTAACGGCGATGCCGCCGAATCTGGCACCGCAGGAGATATCACGGTACAGCTTTTTGTCAATGGAGTGCTTCAACCCGGCGCAGAGGCCACAGAGGATAGCACCGCCATCACAGACATTGTCAATATGGCTTTTGAAACCGCCGTTTGCGTTACCCCGGCCTGCTTTGCTTGCGGCAATTCCGTATCCTTGACCTTTGTTGACACCGGCGTCGGCGCTGTTTTCAGCAATGTTGAAGTCGTTGTTATTAAGGTTCGATAAGGGAGGTGTAAAATTATGCCTTATGATGCAAGAAACCCCAACATGAATCCCGGCCATGAGCATAAATTCGCTGATGTGAACGATTGTCTAAACAAAATCGCCACATCTTTCAAAGAATGGGAACTATGGCATGGAGAATCCGAGGTATGCGCTACTTTAATTGATTATCGCGGCCCTTCAAGATTCCATCAGCAAATGCAGAAAAGGGCTTATTGTGATTGCGAAGCATTTAGAAAATGCGTTGCAGATAGGCCATTTAGCCATAAAACAATGATTGATATGGCTACTATGCCAGAAATAATCAGAACCGCGCAATATGGAAAGCCCCAATTCATTCAGCATTTGGATATGTGGGACAAATGGCTTGGCAAAACCCGCATGATGTTTTCTGGTGCGGCTTTGTACCTTGCGGATTGTGAAGAAATCACGCTGTACCAAAAAGTTTGTTGCTATACAAAGCAGATCGAGAACGAAATGTGGGCCGTTGAAATATTGCACGATAGGCTTATTCCCGATGAGCTAAATCATCCCGACGCAAAAAGCGTGTTCAAGAAACTGCATATTTATTTCGACCCTAAGAACGGTCATTATGACGGTGGCATGATTGACTTTGATCTGTAAGGTGGCGGTCTTATGGACAAAAAATGGAAAAAGGTAGCCAAAGAGAATTATGAGGCCCTTGAGGATATCAGCCCCGACAAAGCTAGCAAAGACCAATACCTTTTATACGCCGCCAGCGTGGCCCTTCTTGACCACTTCGACCGGCAAGGCGAACTTACCCACCCAACCCCCGAAACCGCCGCACAGGGCAAGAATGAGGGCGTTGCAGGCATCCTGCTGGATTATATGGCCGATGAGCTTGCAGACGCAGAAAAATACTTGAAACTCTGGCATGAAACCGGCAGCAAAGATTTCAAAGAAATAGCCAAGCAGGAATTATCCCATTTTGAAATCCTCGCCAAATACGCCCGGACGATTGAGCCGAATATTGACTTGAATCCGTATATGGTTCATCATAATGCGCTGCTGGCAAAGTTATCCTAACAAACCCCCCCCGGCTGATGTCGGGGGATTGGTTTTTGTCTTAATGAGTTTCAGTTTATTGCGAGTTTTTGTATAATTTTAGACACTTCACGCCTTATCCATTCTTCTGTTTTATATTTACATTCGGTTTCGGTTTCACCTGTAATGTACTCGCTGTCAGGCAACCCAACAATGACTTTATCGCCTAAATAAATACTTGGCTTTGCGGTATGGTCTGGATAATATCGGGTAGAGACAAATAGCACAGGAAAATCAAAATCCTGTTTGCCGCCACAATCATGCGTCCATTGGATTTCTCCGAACTCAAAGCTTTCAAAACCTATATTGTCTATGTTCATAATAACGCCGCCTTTCATGCAATAATTATACCACAATATCAATTTCAGACAAAGCCCCGGTTTTTACGCCGAGATGTCTTTTTTGTTTGTGACTTCCTGCCTGTGCCAATCCTCAAGTTGTGGCACATAGCCATTCAAATCATCCCATTTATACGGCTTGCCTGTTCTGTCCTCATAGTCGGCCTTATAACAACTTCTGCAACAGCACTTGCCTGACAGCCAGCGCATTTCCCCGTAATATTCATACCGTCCACAGTATTTGCATACAACGATCTCTTTCATTTCGTCCATAATTATCCTCCTAAAATCCCCGGCTTATTCGGGGGTTGATTTTTAGCGTTCATCTCTCTGGGTTTCCCGCAAATAATATTTATAAGCGGCATAATACTGTTCGGGCGTAAAGTCTTTTGCTATCAAAATATCAAATGCGCGGGCGGTTTCATCGTCTATCAAAATATCATCTTCAAATGATTCGCTTTCTTCTTTTGTCCATTCATCATAAGATTTCATATTGTCCTCCTTAATTATAGGCTCCTGCCCTATCTTACTAATCGCCACCCTATACCCAAACGGCCGCAGTATACGCCCCGCCGTCGGCTTATCAATTGCATGTACATTCCCTCCTTATATTGTTATATGGATACAAGGCATGAGCTGGCAATAAACCTTGTATCTAAGCCGTTTTTGTGGTATAATTAGTTTAGAAAAGGTGGTGAATTTTTGGAAAAGTCATACAGATTTAGACTATATCCAAACATGGAGCAAGCGAAACTAATTAACCGCACATTCGGATGTTGCCGGTTTGTATATAACCATTATCTCGCCTTGCGGATTGCGCACTACAAAGAAGATAAATCAACGATGAATTACAACGCCTGTTCTTCCGATATGACCGCTTTGAAAAAAGAAGTGGACTGGCTCAAAGAAGTTGATGCTATTGCGCTTCAATCTTCCTTGCGTGATTTAGATGCTGCCTATCAAAATTTTTTTAATCGCGTTAGGCGGGGTGAAAGGCCAGGATTTCCGAGATTTAAGAGCAAGAAAAATAATCATAAGTCATATAAAACCAAACAGAACATAAATATATTCGAAAATCATATCAAGCTACCCAAGCTTGGCCTTGTCAAGTGCGCCGTATCAAAACAAGTGAAAGGGCGCATACTCAACGCCACAGTATCGCAAGCACCGTCTGGCAAATACTTTGTGTCGATTTGCTGTACTGATGTTGAGATTCTGCAATACGAGAGCACCGGGGCGGCGATTGGGATTGATTTAGGTTTAAAGGATTTTGCAATAACTTCTGATGGTATTACATATCCAAACCACAAACATCTATCTAAGTCACAAGGAAAACTTACCAAAGCCCAGCGACAACTATCCCGAAAATCAAAGGGTAGCAAGAACAGGGAAAAGGCAAGAATCAAGGTTGCGCGGCTACATGAGCGCATGGCGAATCAACGGAACGATACATTACATAAATTATCCACTCAAATGGTAAAGGATTATGACGTTATCTGCATTGAAAATTTGCAAGTAAGCAATATGGTAAAGAATCGTAAGCTTGCAAAATCCATTAGCGATGCAGCATGGAGCGAATTTTCACGGCAGCTTTCGTACAAGTGCGAATGGCAGCACAAGGTGCTCATCAAAGTGGATAAATTCTTTCCATCAAGTCAGATTTGCTCATGTTGCGGCTATCAAAACAAAGGCACTAAAGATTTGGCTGTGCGGGAATGGCAATGTCCAGAATGCGACACTATGCATGATAGGGACATTAATGCTGCCACCAATATTCTAAATGAGGGTTTGCGCCTGTTAAGCGCATAGCCAAAAAACTACCGTGGGGCGCACGGGAAGTTACGCCTGTGGAGATTGTGTAAGACTGGGTTAGCCAGCAACGATCATTGAAGCAGGAATCCCTTGGCTTTAGCCGCAGGGAACGTCAATTGGGATTGGAGGAATGCTTGTAGGTCGGTCATTTGTTTTTCACTCCTTGCGCGGGGGACGTCAGCAATTCGGTTACTTCGCCATACATGGACACATAAGGAATAAGCGCGTCGCTTATGATTCTAAGGGCCTCTGCTTTAGCTTTTTCATAGTCAGTGGTACATAAATCCTGTTGCCGTATATTAAGAGGAAAGCACGACACAAACAGCGCGTCACCACAGCCAATATAGGTATGCACAGAAATTTCAATCCCTGCTATTTTGGCTTTGATGGTGGTACTTCTTTCCGATTTCCACTCTAAATTCATATCAATTCCCTTTCTCCCCTCATTCCGGGGATTTGATTTATCCAAAATTCGCGGCGTATTCTTCATCATATGCCTTTTTATATCCGTCAGGATTGCCGCGCCGTTTCCATTCGTCGTATGTAGCGTCGCATTGCCAGTGGTAATCAGAGCGAGGGTTATTGTTGGCGTAGGCCGATAGCCAAATCTTTTGTCGCGTTTCGGTATGCAAGTCCGCATCTGTCATGGCGGCGAGTTTGTCAAAATAGTTTTGTCTCGGGGTTCCGTAGTTATCGGTATTTTTAGACTTCATCATAGTCAATCCCCTCCCGTGGATTTGGCTTTGAGGGCTGATTCGTATTCGGCATGTTGATTTTTGATGTATTCTTTATACCACTTGCAATCACATTCGAGCGTTGGAATGTCTAAGCGCATCCAACGATATCTATGGCATGTAGAACAGTTTCCAATCTCATATCCGTCCTGCCTATCCATTCATCTCCCGCCTTTCTTTGGTGCTAGTTGGGTTTTGGGTTTGTCTGTATCGAATTTTTTAAACAGTCTCAACATTTCCGAGCGAGAAACCATATAAAATGTGATTTTTCCATGAACATCAAGCGTAAATGTATCGTTATCATCTTGAAATATGGCTATGTTGTCTTTTGAGTAATTCGCCTGACAACCGAGTTTCAGCAATTCAGCGTCCATCCTAATCCTCCATTCTCCCGTGGGCGGGAATTAATCTTTATCATCAAAACACCATTTGTCAATATGAAACCAAAATGTATCACCATCTTTTTCAAACATGATTGCGTAAGAATCGGAACGTGGTCTTATCTGTAAGCGACCGCCGTCACAATAGCCGATTGCATACTCTTTTACTTTGCGCAACACATTAGGGAAATCAAGGCAGGCAACATATTCAAGATCAAGATCGTGCCACCAATCGGGCGAATATTTTTCAAATAGGAATAACTCTGGATTAAGGCTATCTAATTCAATTCCAGCCGCAAATATTGTCTTTATATTCAATTCCTCCTATCTTTCCCGCATGGGGAGGGGGGAGGGTTTGCGGCGCGTTAATCATCTTCAACAATCTTTACTCCGATAACGCCCTCAAGAAAATCCATCCCCGCACGTGTAACATGGTATATCTGCGCGTTCGGCATCATTTCATTCGCGCGGTTTGGCTCTCGCGTGGCATAACCGTTGCTTACCAGCCTATCCCATCCATGCGACTGTGCCGGTGTCATAAACCCATTGCGAAAAGCCTTGTATTTGCCGCGCTTTACTCTCTTTGTCTCATAACCTATGGCGTGAAGCATTTCTTCAACTTGATTTGCTCTGACGGCTATTGCGTTCATCCTCACTTACCCCTTTCAATCATTCCCCGGTTGGTGCCGGGGTTCGGCTTATGCTTTAACAATTTTAATATTATCACGCAAGGAGCAAAGTGTATTTACAATGCCAGCTTGCTCAATATCGCTTAAATCAAAATCCTTATAGACAGCATTTGCAGCTTGTGTTAATTGCCGCGCAATAATAATCGCCATTTCTTGACTTCCCACTTCTATAAATCCCATAATATCCTCCTTTACAATGCATATGGAGAAGAGGGCGGCTATATTGCCGCCATCTCCCTTAAAAATTCTTCTTCTTCGCCCTTGCGGTGGCTATAACTGACTTTTTTAACACTTGATACTCGGAACCATTTTTCATAATGCTGCTTGTAAAAACTACGATACACATGCACCTTGCAAACCGATTCGCCTTTTTTATTATTCCCAAGTTCAATGACTTTGCCGTTTTCCCATTCATAGGGGTCACGCCGACCGGGATAACACATTCTATCTGGCACGCTTACAAGGTCGCCTATTTTAACGACTATCATTCTCATACCCTCCTATTTTCTGTCCCAGCAAGCGGATCTGCTGGGTGGGCGTGTGATTATATTTCTACGCTCAACAAATCTATTCCCAATAGCGCGAGTCTATTTCCTGCTGCCATTGCTGTTCCTGTCCAATTTTCTGTTTTGTCTTGCCTGCCGTCAAATACGGTTGATTGGACATGAACTTCAAATCCTCTGCAATCAACAAAGACTGTTCCGCCTTTTATATCAGCAACAAAGCTGTGCAAATCAGGAGTGTTGTGTTTTCGATTACAACTATCAAGTAATTTCCAAATTGCATCCCTGTACTTTGCGTTCTTTGCGTATTCAGTGCCAATCTGACATTCGGCGCAAAGTTCTTTTAAGTCTACGCCGTCCATATTAGGATTATTGTTGATAGAGTTTGCGCAATTTTTGCAATTGTTCATTATGCTACCTCACATATTCTTTTTATTAAATAAAATATTCCCTTGTTCATTCTATTTTCTGTCCCAGCAATCGGCCGATGTATGGGTGGGTTTGTAATTATTGCGGCAAGGTGGGAACCCCAACGCCTCCCACGGCCCCGGAATTACGCCCGCTTTTCCAAGCTCGCTTTACGCTGGTCTGCTATTATCGGATGTTCCCCAGCGAGGCTACCGGCTGTCCTTCAACCCCGCAATTACTAAACTGGTAATTCAGGAATTGGCAATTCAGGATTTGGCATCCAATAAACAATTTCCATACCCCAGCCATTTAGCGCAGGAGTAAACAACCCGGGCTCTTCTGCCCGCCTGTGGACTTGGTTCATTGTGCGAATAACGTAATGTCCTTTGCCATCGGTTGCCCGAAAAGGCACATCATCTTCTGGCATCTTATCTTCTGGCTTAATCCATTCACTCATATTAAGCAACCGCCCTTAACATAACTGTCAATTTTTCGATATGAGCCTTGTAACGGTTCATTTCTGCTTTATCTTCGTTGCAATAATCAACCCACGCTTTATTTGCGGCTTTAGAATTTCCCAGCTCCGCACTTTCGGCAATGTCCATTTTTAAGCAGGTGATAGAATCATTATATTTTTTGGTTGCCCTCGCAAGTTGCCGCTCGGTTTCGTTTATCGCTTGAATGATTCTCTTAGCCTTTTCAATATTTGTCATGCCCGTTCCCTCCTGTTGGTTGTGGTGGTTGGTGCCGGTTTTAACCGACCGGCGGCGGTGTGGTGTGGGATTATGATTATTTTGTCTCTATTAATTTATGGCCGATGTATCCTTGCTGTTTTTGAAACATTTGCTTTATAGCCTTTAATGCGGTTTCGGGTTTTTGGGAGTTATAATGCTGTCTTGTGACATTCCCCGATTTATGCGTAACCTCAAAGTAGTATGTGTTAAGCTTCATCTCCATGCCCTCCCGTTTCGTTTGTGTTTTCTCTATGGCCTTATTTTATCATACATGAACATGTATTACAATTGACATTATACCCAAAGATACATGTTCATTGATGTTAATATTGTACATGTACATTGACTTTAATATGTGCTATACTGGCATGGGGTGATAATATGGCAAGGCCAAAAACAAAAACTAATGCGGAAGTTAAGAATACCTATGCCCAAAAAACCTATGATGATATTCGGTTGCAAGTCAAGAAAGGTAACAAGGATAAACTAAAACAGATAGCCGCCGATAGGGGATACAAGCATTTGCAGACATACATCAAGTATCTTTTGGAGCGGGACACCGGCCTTGATCTGTGAGCGATTTCGTGTCCAATTCGTGTCCAGTAGCGTAGATTTGTTGACTAACTCTTGACTAAATAAGCTTACTAAACCCGCCTAAACTTGCATAATCGAACCATAGCAAAAACCGCTCAACTATCAGGTTCTACTGATAATTAAGCGGTTTTCATTTGGCGGAGAGAGAGGGATTCGAAGTATCTTTATTTGGCTTAATTATCGCATTATTTAGTTGTTTGACTATCAAAAGACTAACCTAGTTTATCGTTCATTAGATCGGCAACTTGCTTCTTGCGGGTTTTTGAAATATGGGTATATATATCTTTGAGTGTTGATACGTTGGCGTGTCCCATAAGCTCCTGCGCGTCTTTGTCTGGTATATTGGCCTCATATAAAAATGTGGCATATGCATGTCTTAGCTGATGCGCGGTGCAAGTGACTCCGGCCTCCTCTTGATATTTCTCCCACAATTCCTGATATCTTGTGCCAGACAATAGGTTTCCATTTTCATCCGGAAAAACTAACTCCGTTGGCTTCCCCTCTGGCAGTTTCAAAAGCAATCTATCCAATAATATGACCGCTCTTGTTCCTGCTTCCGTTTTGGTGATTTTTAGTTTCGGCCTGTTGTTATCATGGTAGACTGATTTATTCACATTTATTAGTTTATTCTTTCTATCAACATCCCCATATGTGAGGGCAATGGCCTCCCCTTTACGTAGCCCAGTATATAGAATGAAATAAGCAAAAAGCCCGAAAGTCTTGTCAATGCTCTTTTTGACCAGTTCAATTTCTTCTTCCGGCGGGATTTCCCGCTTATTTTTTTTAAGTCCCTTTGGTATCTTCACCGATTCCGCAGGATTGTATAGAATTTCACCATCAATGGTAGCCTTTTGCATAATCATATTGATAACCATAAGCTGATGCGCTACTGTTTTCCGGGCGTATCCCTTCTTGGCGAAACGCTGAATATATGCATTGATTATCGGAGCCGTGATCTCGCTTACCCGCATATCCGAAAATTCATCAATGGCGCGCTGGAGCGCAGGGCGATATGGTTTTAAGGTATTGTATTCCAAAGTCGGAAAGTGTTCACCTTTCCATTCTTCCGCGACTACTTTGAAGTACCGGCCCGCTTGCAGTTCATATTTGAAATCGGCAATCTGTTGGGCTATCTCATTTTCCGAATACCCATAAAACCACTTGCGATCATAAGTGCCGTCATTTTTTTTGTATTTCATTACCTTAACAAGCCGACCGTCTTTGCGCCTTTTCATATCCGTTCCTCCCCGCTTCGGCGGATTTTCAACTTTTCCACAAAATGCAATTGCCATATAAAAAGAACACGCAAATTCCATTTGCAGTTTGGCTATTCTGTATATTGAACATTTATTCTTTTCGTGTTATACTATGCGCATACGGCACAGCAATAATTCCCAAGGTTCATCTATCTGATGCAAAACGTAGATTTTGTGTTTTACCATGGTAAACATTTCCAAAAAATGGTATAATCCATTTAGCCTATAGGCCCCGGTGTACGCCGTAATTCGAAAGGACAGCGAAAAGATGGAGACAGAAAAAATGTGCAAAAAAGATGTTAATGATCAAGTGCGGCATGGAGAGGATTTGGGTAGTGTGGAGGAAAAGCGGCAGGCTCTACCTGAAATGATTATGCAGTTAAATGCAGAGCAAATGGCCTATGTTATTTCTCACCTAAGCGAAGCGCTGTCCGAACCAATTCGTGAACACGCTCCACTTGTTCATCAGTAAGCGTTGATACAAATTCAATAAATTCCTTTTTGATCTGGGAAAGCTCATCCTCTGCGATGGGCTTTCCTTTTTGTTTGTATCCGCTAATTTCTTCTACTGGCACATTTAATCCGGCAGACAATTTTAAGGCAACATCTAAAGCTACGCGCTTTTGCTTGCGATCTATCGCACTTCTCACGGTTGAATCTGATAGTTCGGACATTCTTGCTATATCGGGTATAGATAGGTTCCGCTCATCCATGATTTTTTCAAGAAAAATATAAAAGTCCATCAAATCACCTCCTTAGCAACAGTGTATCATACATTATCACGCATTGCAAGATTATTTTTCAAAAATCGCTTGACAATTCACGCAATGCGCGTATAATAAAGATAACAACTAACGCAATGCGTGAAAGGAGGACCAATATGGTTCATACAAATATCGCATTCCCAAATCTAAGGGCAGAAATGGCAAGGAAAAACCTTACTATTTCCATCATGTCGGAACAGATGGGGAAAAACAGGGATACATTGAGCAGGAAATTATCTAAGAAAAGTCCGATCTACCTAGATGAGGCCGTTGACATTGCCGCCAGGTTTTTCCCAGAACATGATGTTGCTTATCTATTTAGTACAGCCAGTTAAGGGGGACCGGTAGCAAGTTAAAGGTCCCGGCAAAAGGCCGGGATCTATTAGAACGGAAAGGAGAAGCGTCATGATTGACAAAAAAGAAATGCGCCCAAGCCGCGAACTTGGACGCAAAGGAATTGCGGGAATTACCATTAATCTTGATGAAGCCACTCATGGTAATCCGAAAGCATGTGCAGAGCAAAAGTCGCCGAAAAGCTTGCCATCCAGTCTCGATCATTGGTACAGGGTTCCGCTGATTGCCTTGCTGATTCTATTATCTCTCTTATATTTTCGCTGGTTAGGATATTTTCTCTGAAATCTTCAAATTTTTTCACTGTTTTCACCTAAAATCCCCGTAAAAAGGCCGGGGCAATGCTCAGAGGATCGTTGGGTTAGTCCTTACTTTTTCATCAATCCATACTTTTATAATAACGTTTTTTACCTTTCCAGTTCGACTCAAATTGATTTTTTCGATCTTTGTATCCCCGAGCGTTCCTGAATGAATAAGATTATAAACGGTGTAAGCGAAATCCCTTGGCAAAAATCCGATTGTTCCATAATAGCTATCAACTCTAACGGATTTATTCCCTTTGTAATTTGCGCATTGAAGCCTTACATCGTCTCCCTCATTCATCATGTCGATAACCTCTTGGATAAATGCGCCATTTGGGTTTTTAAAGTTTGTCCCCATTAGAGAGATCAAATAAGCATTTTCCGGTTCTCTCGATTTTGATTTCTTCTTTTCCTCTGAAATGGTAATTCCAATACATAATGAAATCAAAATTATCGCAATCACCAGAGCTAAAACCATAAGCAAGGTTTCACTCACAACAACCACCCCTTTCACCCAATTATACCAAAATAAACCAAACGAAACAAGGCCAGTTAAGGAGGAATGCCGCGTGGGCTTGCAACAACGCCAATTCCGCTGCAATCATTGTGGAAACGCTATCGACGCGCCAAAATCGCGCGGACGGACCAACCCGGGCCACATCAAGACCATATATTGCTACATATGCCGCATGGCAACGAACCATATTCAGATTGATGAATTTGAAAGACGATTGGAGGATGGGCCGAGAGTGAACGAGCTTATAAAAATCAGCTATGACAATGACACACCAAGAGTATCCGGGCGGGAGCTCCATAGATTTTTGGAGGCTACAGAGCGTTATTCAAATTGGTTCGAGCGAATGACGCAATATGGTTTTGATGAAGGTGTTGATTACTTAGGGTGTAAAGTTTTTAACACCCTAGCGCGTCAAGAACTGCAAGACCATGCAATATCGGTTGAAATGGCAAAAGAAATTTCCATGCTCCAGCGTAATGACCGCGGCAAACAAGCACGGCAATATTTTATTCAACTAGAAGCGGCTTGGAATTCCCCCGAGCAGGTTATGGCGCGGGCGCTGAAGCTCGCAGATCAAAAAATCCAATCTCTTGAACAAACCGTACATAATCAGCGGCCAATGGTCCTATTTGCGAAAGCAGTCGAAACTTCCGACACGTCAATCTTGGTGGGCGACCTTGCGAAGCTCATTAAACAAAATGGTGTGGATATTGGGCAAAACCGGCTGTTTCAGCAATTGCGGGACAGCGGATACCTATGCAGCCAGGGCGAGCGATACAATATGCCCACGCAGCGCGGTATGGATCTGGGCTTGTTTGAGGTCCGGGAGCGCACGATCAACAACCCGGATGGCAGTGTCAGGATTACACGTACCACGAAGGTGACTGGCAAGGGACAGATTTATTTTATTAACAAATATTGCCACAAAGCAAGTTAAGGAGCCCCGCCATGCAAAAGCTAACCCCGTATTTTCTTGCGGAGGATGACCCGGGAGAATAGGCCGCCCAGGCGGCGGGAGGTGCATATGAAAAACATTGGATTTTACATAGGTGTATTTTTAGGAAATGTCACAGGCCAATTATTAATTGCCTTGATAATCCTATATCTAAGAAAGCCCTAGCCATTGCAATATAAAGAAAACTGTGATACTTGACGCAATTCCAAGTAGATAGCCGATAAGATATCCTATCCATCTTTCCCGCCGCATCAATCGCTTTTTCTCCGCTTCTTTCATCATTGTAAATTCGATCTGCGGAGAAATGACGGAACCAGTCGCAAGCTTTGGGATTTCAACCTTGCTAAAGTCAACATCTTTTAAATCAGGCATTTCAATCACGCTCCCTTATTAGGGAGATTATACCAAACTCCAAACAAAAAGGGAATCCCGCCATCTTGACCGGACGCGGGAAACCCTATGCGGACGTATCACATTAACCAGAGCTACGCCCATTTTTATTATAGGGCGTTTGCTCCAAAAAGTAAAGGAGTAAATAGCATGAAGAAAACATTTAAACAAGCAGTAGCCAACATTGAGGACGCCAGCCGAGACACCGATAAGGTGCTTAAGGCGGCGCGCCTCCAGCGCAACCCAGACAGTTACATGACCGGCGAACAGAAATACAATCTAATTATTGCGGTTATCGTGCTGGTGGGTGTTATCGGATTCTTTTCAATATTCGTCTTGGCAACAGTTTTAAGATAGGAGGCGATAGACGTGGGACGCGAGAAAGAAGATTTTCGAATTCACCTCGAAAGACTTAGTGAGGCATTCCCTGGAATGGAGATTATCACACTTAATCAAGTATGTAAGCATCTACATAAGGACCCAAAAACCCTAAAGAAAAATAAAGCTTTCCCGCTTAATCGCAATGGCAAAACTGGATTTTATGAGATTCGTATTGTTGCGCTGGCGCGATGGCTGGCAAGTTAGACAATGATGAAGGGAGCATGATTAATGGTCTGTGATGCGTTCCTCATTAATAGAATCAGAATTATTATGTCTGAAACGGGCACAAAGCAAAAACATATTGCTGAGCTCATAGGGGTGCAGCCTCATGATTTCAGTAATATGCTGAATGGCAGGAAGCAAATATTGTCTGTCCATGTACCCTTGATAGCTAAAGCTCTTAATATTAGCATCAGCGAATTGTATGCTGAAAGCGATGATAACCATGGATAAGTTAAAGGTTTTTGGGTTGACGTATGCCATTGAGCGAGTTCCGTACATATCAAGGGACGAATATCGGGCTGGTGAAATCGACTTTGAAAAGCAGGAGATCCGCATATTAGATTCCCTATCAGTAGAACACCAGAAGCAAACCATTATTCATGAAATGATACACGCTATATTCGTTGGGCTGGGCATGAACGATTATTCCGATAATGAAGCACTGGTGCAAAGCCTTGCAACAGCCCTGCACCAGTGCCTGACAGAAAATCATGGTTTAATCTAGTGGTTCTTGTCTTGATGGTCTTTGAGCTTTTTACCGGCATTTGATTTTTCCTTTTTGTTTCCAGTCGCAAGTTTTTTCCCGGCATTAGATATATCTTTGGAAATTGGTGGACACTTTGGCATGGGGGCAACCTCCTTTTGGCATATTTAGTGGATTGATGCAACAATGCACACTATATGTAGCATAACCTAAAAAGGTCAGCCTGTCAACTATTAAATTAAATAATAAGGACGTGACGCAAATCAACAGATTAAAGCAGATTATCATTCCACTTGCTGCAATCCTTCTGATCTGGACTGGGTGTTGTGTGATTTATGTATCGCTAGTCGGCTCCATAGAAACGGAGACGCAGCTAAATGATACCCGTTACACCGAGCAGCAGGCGGAAATCCAGAGCCTAACAGAGCAAATCATCGAGCTTTCGGAAGCTATATCCGACTTGCAATCCCAGATCGAGGATATGAGATTTGAACCACTAGACATTCCACTAGATCCCGACCTACAGGCTTTTACATATTATCAAAGTCATGCGGCCGGCACAGATCCGGGAATTGTTTTCGCGGTTATGGATCATGAAAGCGGGTTCCAGGAGGACGCCATCAATTACAATCGCAATGGATCAATCGACATAGGCCTGATGCAAATAAATTCCTGCAATTGGGATTGGCTCGCAACCGAAGGAATCGACGTGCATGAGCCGAAAGACAATATTCGCGCCGGGATCTTGATCCTGTCTATGCATCTGGAAGATCATTCGATGGATGAAGCCTTAGCCGCCTATGCTGCCGGCCGGTCCGGGATGCAACAGGGGCGCGGGTTCTGGTTCGCAGATGAAATAAGGGAGTTAAGCAATGATTATAAATAATGACGGCGTATTAGTCAACTTGGGTATGATCAAAAGGCTATTTAATGCGGGTGCGCTTGGTGTTGAGAGCGCCAAATGGTGCAAGGATCAGGGCTATGCTGTGATCTGTGCGGACGGTAAGGTTAAAGACGTTAGAATCAATTTAGGCAGCCGGCGAGCTTAATAATAATTTTGAAAGGATTGGCGAGCAATGAAAAGACAACTTGACAATTTGGGCCGATTGGTAATCCCTGCGGAAATGCGCAAGGAATTAAACATCAAACCGGGAGACGAGCTCAAAATTACAGTTGAGGGAAACGGTATTTTCGTTTCTAAGGCGGGCTGCATATTTTGCGGCAGGCCACACGCGGCGATTTATTATGAAGGTGTTCAGTTTTGCGAATTTTGCCTTGACCAGTTGAATAAAAAAGCCGCCAAATAAGCGGAGAAAGAGGATGAAAATGAGAAAATTACTTCGTAGTATCGCACGGCACAATATGAAAAAGGCCGGAATCCAGCGGATGAACAAACGGCCTATGGTGAAAGGCAAAAGTGGCATGATGGAACGCGCCGATAGCTTTTTTAGTCAGCATTGGCGGGAATATTGCTAATAAACAACGCCCACCGTAACAGAATCACGATAGGGCAGATTGAAAGGAGCAAAACATGTTTAAGATACAAGATGTTACTGGGCTTGACATGGCTTTTGGCGGCGATATCAAAAATCTGGTTCCGATGTATAGCGAGATTCCGAATGAATACAAATATGGACGCACCAAATGGAATCGCATAGTTTCGGACTTCTTTTTTAATGGAGCCAAAAACATCAAATACAAGCCGAAAGATGGCATAGACGGCAAGAAAGCGTTTGCTCACATTCGCGCCATACTCGCCTCATGGGATTTGAAGCATGAGCACAAAGAGGCGGCAGCGGCCTATCTCATGAGCCAGTGGTTTGATGATATCCAGTATGAGAAAGACCAATAAAAACGCCGCCCAGTGAAGCAACAGAAATGGAGGCCAACATGAAAATCATATCCAGAGATATCGCCACAGACGGTTTGAGGCTTATAAGCGATCGCGTAATCTGCGAAAAAGTCCATCCGGGGTATAGAAGGCTTATCGTGGATCTTTTGAATAAGGATAATATTGATCCAAACATAACCTTCGCGGATGTGCCCGGTGATTATGTTTTGTATGATGCCTGTAAGGATCTTGTGTGAAGAAAGGCGGTGCATCAGGTGCTACCTATTGAAGACCAGCGGGCGCTGGAAAGGCTTGAACGTTTGGATCCGCCCGATATTGACGAGATTTTACCGTATGAGGATTGGTGGTATACGTTGGAAGACATTTGTTTCGACGAAATGAGGGAGGGCTTATGAAAGAAATTCCGGAACTCACTTTTGACGAAGAAAAGCATTGGTATCGCGTCAACGGTAAATTCATTTGGTCGGTGTCACATTATCTTACACCTATCAGAAATCAAGTATATGGAGATATCGACCGGGCCGTACTTGATGCGGCGGCGGCGCGGGGAACTGAAATTCACTTCGCTATTGAGCTTTACAACGCATATGGCGTGACCGAAATTGCAGACGAATACCAGCCCTATCTTAACGCTTATATTGACTGGTTCAAAGAGAAGCAACCCACAGATATCTACGAAGAACGGCGCGTTTATCATCCCACATACTGGTACGCAGGAACCGGCGATTTGATTTGCTCCATATCTGGAGAAACATGGTTGATAGACTATAAGGCCGTTGCGGATTTGAAAAAGTTTCTTGTCGCTCCGCAGCTTGCGGCCTATGCCAAAGCGTGGGAGGCGCACGGCGTACAGATTGACCGGGCGGCGTCTCTACATCTAAAAAAAGATGGTACATACGCCTTTGATGAATACCCGATACAGGACAACTTCAATACCTTTTTGGAGTGCATGAGCGTACAGAATTATATTGATAAAAATACAAGGAAGCGGTGATTATATGTTGACAAACGCACAGGTGATGCTTGCGACTGGTGGACTGCAAAATGCAATAGAATCCAGAGAAAAAGAAACTAAAGAGCAGGAATTTACTTATGCGGCACGGGCCGCAATCAGCGCGGCGCACTGTCTTGAAATCCAGGACGAGAATGATGTGTATATCGCTGCACAGTTTATGGACAGCTTCAAAAAGGCAAAGAAAAGCGTCGAGGACTTTTTCAAGCCCATGAAAGATAGCGCGTTTCAGGCTCACCGGGCTATCTGCGATAGGGAGAAAATTTTGCTTTCACCTTATGCTGATGCTGATAAAACCATTAAAGCGAAGGTTACGGCCTATAATGCCGAACAGCGCCGCCTTTCCGAGATCGAGGCCTTAAAGCTCCGGGCGCGGCAGGAGGAAGAAGCACATAGACTCATGGATGAAGCAATCAAGGCAGATTCTGGCGGCGATATTGCGGCGGCTGAATCCCTATTTAAGCAAGCCGCGATTACTGAAACTATCCAGACGCCTATCCAGCAGGCAAAAGTGCAGGGTATTTCTTACCGCACAAACTACGGTGTAGTTATTGAGGATTTGACAAAAGTGCCTTGCGAAATCAACGGCGCCGTTATTCGTCCCGTGGATGAATCGGCGGTTAAGAAGCTGGCGCAGCTTTCTAAAGGCACTATCTCCATACCGGGGATCAAGATTGTCGTTACGCAGGAAGCGTATTCGAGGTAACAACATGAGTAAGTCAAAACATGGATATGCCGCTTTCCATTGCCCTTTTAATATCGATGCAAAATATATAGTTTGCGAAAACTGCATACGTGAATGTTGGGTAAATCGAATTATTAAAGAGAGGAAGAAAGATAATGAACGAAACAATCAATCAAAATAATATGATGGTAGCCTTTGACGGCGTGGACGTTGCCAACGTAGACCGCAAATTAAAATCTATACAGGATTTTCAGGCGCTTGTCCGTTCGCAGTTTAAAGAAAACCTTGACTTCGGCGTTGTTCCCGGCAGCAAAAAACTGTCCATGCTCAAACCCGGCGCGGAAAAAACCCTAATGCTCTTAGGTATGACGAGCCTATTTGAAAAGTCGGAAAGCATCAAAAACTATGAGGACGGTTTTGTGTCCTATGACTTCGTTTGCCGCCTTTTTAAGAACGGTTTCGAGGTCACGCAGGGTTTCGGCACAGCGAACAGTAAGGAGCCGAAATACGCCAGCCAGAATGTGTTTGGCATTGACAATACGCTTATGAAGATGGCAAAGAAACGCGCCCTTGTAGATGCCGCCCTGCTTGTGGGGAGCCTGTCGGATATCTTCACCGCCGATATAGAGGATATGGAGGACTTGCAGGGCAATAAAGCCAAGGAGTATAAGCAACAAGCTACCGACACAAGCGGTTGCATATCGCAGGCACAAGCTAAGCGCATGTTTGCTATGGCACAAGGCAACCAAGATGTTGTATCGCGGGCTATGACGGCGCATGGATATGAGGGTAAGAAATCAACGGACGTAAAAAAGGTTGACTATGAAAAAATCTGCACCGAAATCGAAGAAATTGTAAACGGCGATTAGGAGGAACAGGGGTGACTATTAAGGGCTATATCTACGAGCACGATGGAGAAACCTTGACAATAGTCGCCCCCTTTTCTGATGGGTATTTACTGGACAAAAGGCAGATAACAGAGTGCGAAATCCGCCTTAATGATGGCCGCACGATCAGCGCACAGCAGCGGAAACACATCTACGCCACCATGCGGGATATTTCGGATTATACCGGATACACTCCGGATCAGGTCAAGGCACTTTGGAAATACGATTACATTGCCAAAACTGGCAGTGATTATTTTTCGCTATCAGATTGCGACATGACCACAGCAAATGAGTTTCTGAACTTTCTAATAGACTTCTGCTTGGAGCACGACATACCCACGCTGGATAGCCTATTGGAACGCTCACCGGATATATCGCGGTATCTGTATTCATGCCTTGCAAATAAGCGGTGCGCCCTGTGCGGGAAAAAAGCAGAGCTGCACCATGTAGACCACGTTGGCATGGGTAGAAATCGTAGAGAGATATTACACGTTGGAATGAGGGCGCAAGCCTTATGCGGCGGCATAAAGGGACATCATGACGAGGCGCATACCATCGGGCAGAAAAGTTTTGACGCGAAATATCATATCTACGGGATCAAGTTAGATAAATACCTTTGCGAGATTTTGAAATTGAAAAAGGAGAAAAGGTAATGATTAATAGAGTTTATGGAAAATTCGAATTATCATGTGATGTTTGCGGCGAACCAGCTGACGAAAAATTTGATAGTTTTCAAGATGCGGTGGATTATAAAAAATCCGAGAGTTGGGAATCGCAAAGGTGCGGAGATATTTGGCAGGACACTTGCCCTGACTGCCAATAACCTATTGCAAAATTTTGAAGATTAAAGGGCGGTGAAAGCATGTGCCCAATCGAATCATAAAAGAATCTATTAATGAAAGCAAAGGGCTTTCTGAGTGTGGATTTTTTGCACAAGACATTTTTAAACGGCTTATTACATATGCGGATGATTATGGGAGATTTAATGCAGATGTCCAAATCATAAGAGCAAGGCTTTTTCCGAGAGAACTTGATATTGTTTCAGAAAGCGATATTGACGATGCATTAATTGAGCTTTCCGGAGTTGGGAAGATAGCTTTTTATACCTCTAAAGCAAGGAACGAAATTTATGGGTGTTTTCCGAATTGGGGAGAACATCAAAGGGTACGAGATAGTAAGGCCAAATGCCCCGAACCGGACAATACGGAAGTTAACGACTGGTATTTTCGGCGCTTTGTTCCAATTGCAATGAAGGTAGACATAATCACACGCGACAATTTCAAATGTCAAGAGTGTGGTAAGTTTCTAACCTCATGCACGGATGCAAAGAAGTTCGCAAAACTAGGGAGTGGGTTATACCACATAGACCATATTGTTCCATGCAATCAGGGCGGCAGAGCCACTATGGAAAATTTAAGGCTTACATGTCCAACATGCAATTTAACAAGAAAGCGATTTTTTACAGCAGATGAAATCGCGCAATTTTCTGGTACTTGCACTTATTCGCCGCAAGTCTCCGCAAGTCGCCGCAAGTCGCTGCCCGAATCCAATCCGAATCCAGAATCCAAATCCAATCCAAAATACATAGGTGAAAAGTCGACAAAAAAGCTAAAACGATTTATCCCGCCCACACTCGAAGAAATCCGATCTTATTGTCGGGAACGGAAAAACAACGTAGACCCTCAGCGCTTCTTTGATTACTTCGATACTTCCGGTTGGATTGATAGCGAAGGAAAGCCTGTAAGGAGCTGGAAGCAAAAAATCATTACGTGGGAAAATCGTTCAAATGGGAAAATTATGGGGAAAACTAATGCCACATCCGGAGGCTCTTCCTACGACATGTCAGAACTCGAAGCCATAATTAACAAAGGGGTGACATGATGCAGCATCTAATCATTCCATGTCACTATCCGAATACGAAAGGAATCAACATGAGTGATTATATACTTGCAATAGACCCCGGAAATATTCAGAGCGCCTATGTTGTGTCGGAGCGTGAAAACCTCAAACCGGTTGAGTTTGATATTTTGCCTAATGACGAGCTCTTGGATTACTTGAATTGTAAATGCGAATACATATGTGACGTTGTAATAGAAATGGTTGCTTCATACGGCATGGCAGTAGGAGAAACTGTATTCGACACTGTGTTCTGGATAGGTAGATTTTATGAAGCGGTTTTTGAATATCCGTGCCGCACCCGCATGAAACGCATGGACGTAAAAATGCACATATGCCACAACAGCCGGGCGAAGGATACAAATATCCGACAAGCTCTTATTGATCGATTCGCGCAGCATGATAAAAAACGCGGAACCGGAACGAAAGCCAATCCTGACTGGTTCTATGGCTTCAAGGCTGATATCTGGGCCGCTTATGCACTCGGTGTAACATACGCAGAAAATCAAAATTGAACTGGAGGAATCGGGATGAAAGCAATATTGGAAAGCAAAGATTTTATCAAATTGGTGGATGCCACGAAACGATTTGCGGCCATGTCAGACACGAAACCTATCCATACATGGATTCGACTGGAGTTTACCAAAGAATCCAATAAGGTTACGGCGATTGCCGTTGATGGATATAAGATGGGTTTTGAAACAAGGAATTGCTTTGATCTTGATGAAGATTTCGTTGCGTACATAAGGCCAAATATTAAAAAACCTTTTGTGTCTCAAAAATATGTGGCTATAGAGCTTATAGGAAAGCGTCTATTAATATCTTACGATTCTGATATTGTTGGGTATCAGCAGCCAGATGGAGAGTTTTTAGATTGGAAGAAAACATACGAGGATATTATCGGGAAAGATACCACATACAAAATTGGATTTAATGTCGATCATTTGATAGCCGCATTGCAAAGCGCAAAGGCAAGCACCCCTGACAGGCTTAGAATTCCGGCTGTTCTTGAATTTGGAAATCCTCATGAACCGCTAGTTATTCGCACCGGCGACGGTAATGTAAAGATTGCTCTACCTGTTAGATTAAAGCAAGAATAGGCGGATTGATATGAACACAGCCAGCAAGATCAAGGTGACGCACTATGCGGAGATCGACCCGAAGCATGAGGGCAAACAGGTTATGACGCTGTGCGGCTTTCGTGTGCCAAGGAGTGAGACTACGGCTGATAAGGATAAGGTTGATTGCTTTCTGTGCTGGAAGAAATTACAAAGACAGGATCACGAAGAACAAAATTAACAACTCGGCGGCGTCATGAACCGCTGAATGGACTACCGGTAGTCCTCCGAATAAAGGAGGATAAAATGAAATCTACATACAAAAGCAAAGTATATACAGATAGACCGGCATACGCGGATTTTGATGCGCCGGCCAAATTTGAGGCCATTAAAAGCATAATCGCGAGAAGGTTAATTGAGCATCCGAACGCTATTTGCTCATATTCCGGCGGGAGTGATAGCGACATCATGCTGCACCTGATTGAGACGGTGCGTAAAATGTTCGAGCTTCCGCCCATCCAATACTGCTTTTTTAATACCGGGCTTGAAATGGACGCGATAAAACGCCATGTCCGTGAGGTGGAGGAACTATACGGGGTCACCATCAATCCGCATCGGCCCAAAAAAGGCAACGACATCGTGAGCGCTACACGGAAGCATGGCCAGCCGTTTATATCCAAGATTGTATCAAGCGGGCTGGAGGGCATTCAGAAGAAAAACATCCCACTGTCGATCGCCGCGGAATACGCAAACGCAGAGAACAAGGTGGCAAAGCGGGCGGAGCTTCGCGAGAGGTATCCTAAGTGCGAGAGCCAGATCAATTTCCTGTGCGGGTGCAATTCCAAGGGCGAACCGCGACCGGATATTCAGCTTGTGATTGGATCGTCAAAGTGGCTGCTGGATTTTATCATTGAAAATCCAATGCCTTTCAAAATCAGTAACAAATGCTGCGATTATTGCAAAAAGCATGTTGCACACGCCGCGCAGAAGGGTTTTGACATGATAATCACCGGAGAGCGTCGCGACGAGGGCGGTATGAGGTCTGTCCCGCGCAAGGGTGATGAAAACAAGACCATGTGCTTTACCGAAAACTCCGAGGGTCAATTCCGGCTCCGTCCGCTGTACTATGTGACCGACGTAGATAAACAGTGGTATAAAGACTACCACAAAATCCGATACTCGGATGCTTACGAGGTGTACGGCCTAACGCGCACAGGCTGTTGCGGATGCTCTATATCAGCAAAAGCTGTTGAGGATTTGGAGAAGATAAGGCCCTTTGAGCCAAATTTAGTAAAAGCTGCTTGGAATGTGTTTGGCGATAGTTATAGATATCGGCAGCAATACAACGAATACAAGGCGCGCAGGCGAGGTGATGCCTCACAGACGAGAATGGAGGGTTGACAATGGAACGGTTGACGCAAAGGAACTCCGACAACGATATTAATTTTATTGTGCCTGATGATTTAGAGGGTGAATATAGCATTCATGATTTAGTAATATGCGGATATGTTTCTGTTGCAGATAAGGCCGCCGTAAGATTGGCTGATTACGAGGATACCGGCCTCATGCCGGAGGAAGTCGCCGCGCTCAAAGCGGAAGTTCAATCTAAAGATAAATTCATTGAAATGCAAAATTCAATTATCGATATGGGACGTAAATCTGATATAGCACTTTCTGAAAAGTTGGATGGATATATTTTGATGAAAGCGGAGAATGAGCGGTTGGAGGCAGAACGGGATGCGGCGGTAGAGGATATGTTCATTATGGGCAATATGCCGTGCCGAGTATGTAAGCATAGGGTTGACCCCAAAGAAGGCGCTCAACCAAAAAGATGTGTGGAATATGAAGGAAATTGCTTTGAATGGCGCGGATTGGAGGGCAACCATGACCACAAATAGATATTTTGATTTTCCAGATGAGAAAGTGACGCTGTGTGTAGGTGTTAAACCTGGCTCCGCTGCCGCACTTGCAACGCCTGAAAAAATACGAGACCACTTCAAGCGAAAAGGCACTGTTCGGGAGATAGACAGTAAGGAATATACACACCTAACAGATATCTACACTTGGAATAAGCCAAAGGAGGACTAATCATGCGGCTAATCGATGCAGATGCACTTAAAAAAGAGTTTAATAATTCATCTTATGGCTTGGCGGCTAAAAGCATTATTGAGGACGCGCCCACAGTTGATGCGGCGCCGGTGGGCTGGATAAGCGTGGAGACTGATTTGCCTAAAACCGGAGAGTACCAAGTGCAATGCGATAACGGCAAGATAAGAACTGCCGAATATGATAGCAAATATCAATACTTCATGGTATTTGGGCTTGGTTTAACGCATGTAGGTTACGAACCAACGGATAGTTTCAAGGTCACTCATTGGATGTCCTCACCACCGGGTGCGAAGATGGAGAGGGAGGGAAAGCGATGAGCTTAAAAGACAACGAAAGATTCATACATGTAACCGAATCGGACATACAGACGCTTATCAAGATAGCAGTCAACTATAAAGCCACCCTTGACTTGATTGTCGAAAATTCAAAACTCATTCCATTTTCCGACACAACGGGAATAGGTGAACATTATGCGCTTTATGAAAAAGTAAGACATATTTGTGAATAACTGGACGACCCCGAATGCGGAATATGAGAGGCGAGGTGACGTAGGTTGAAGAGAATAACGCCATATCCTTTTGACATGCGAACAAAAAGGCGGTTCCTGCTATTTCCCAAAAAGATACGCAATGAAATCAGGTGGCTTGAAGTTGCCGCGTGGGAGGAAATGTACCGGCCTGATTTGAAGGTTTTCGGTTGGTATGCAGATAGATGGGTTAGGGGTGATGGAGATTGACAGCGAATAAAAGCCTAAAAGACCGATTTGAGCAATACGTATATTTAGGGCTGGCTATCGAGAGATTAGAGCATAAGATAAACGAAGCGTATGGTTCCCACTTCCGGTGCAGCGTACAATCCTCTAATGGTCCAGGATATACCCTCATCAACGAATCAATAGGGGGTTATGATAATATTGGGCATGCTCAAGAGCGAATACAGGAAATGCGATCAGAAGTTTTCGAGTTTGGAACAGAAATGGACCAAGTGGAAAAGATTATCGATTCAATACCAGACCTCAGAACTAGACAAATTATTAGTTTAAGATATTTGGATGGGAAGCGTTGGCGGGATGTGGTGGCAGCGTTGGGCCACCGGGAATCAGAAAGCAGCGTAAAGATGGTTGCGAAAAGATTTTTTGAAACTTGTGACGAATGTGACCAATGTGACGAAACGGCATAGTAAAATTAAAGTGTGGAAATGCGTTGATAGCCAAATATCGGCTATATCAGCATACCCCACGATGCGGAACAGGGCAGAAACAGTTAAGACACTGCCCGGATGGCCGCATGACAGTATTCGCCGCGTGCCTGCGGGCGGGGTATAAGACGCAGGCTTGCAATATATAACCGTATCAATCCATACGGATTTACGCATAGCCCACAAGTCCCACATGGGATAAACCGGCAGAGGCGAAAGCAATAGTGAGTAGTTACGGGTATAGTGTGGGCTAAGATTTAACCGGGATATTCCCGCTTAAATATACCTTCCTTTCAATCCTCTCTCTACCCCGCTGGCTCAAACGGTTGGCGGGAACCCTAAAAATTATGCGGTGGCGGAATAGGTAGACGCTCCGAAATGTCAGGATAGAGTCCAACGGATAAAAACGTATGGTACTAAAGGACTAAGCGGTTCGAAACCCACTAAGGA